AGGACGGGCGCGTGGTCGTGCTGCCGTGCAGGCAGGGAGATGAACTGTGGACATACTGCAATCACCCGGTTAAGCGGGTATATAGTTTTACCGTATCGGACGTGAGCACACTGAACGGGCGGACTGTGCTGAATACGCTAGGCCTCGGGACAATCAGACCAGAGGACATCGGCAAGACCGTTTTTATCACTCGCGAAGAAGCCGAGAAGGCGATGCAGAAAATGGAGGCAAGGTCATGACCAGAAAACGTGCAAGAAAGATCCTTATGTCTATCGGCACAAGCCGGAACTATGCAAACTGGGGGGCTGACGGCAAAGCCGCGCTGGAAGACAAACGCCGGTGTGGTAGAGGATACGCTGACGATCAAACTGTACGCGTATCTGCTGCGGGCAAGAATGGAGGGCAAGAAGGATGGCAAAACGTAAAAACATGATGGATATGATGGACATGACGCCGGTCTGCGAGCGGTGTGGGAAGGTCGCGCCGGTGGACGAAAAACTATCGACTCCGAACTGGACAGTTTACCGGACAAAAGAGCCGTGCGAATGCGGCGGGAAATACACGGCGCGTGCGTTTTTGGACGACAGCGTGCTTTCCTCGTGCGATAAGGAGGCCGACCATGCCTGACGAATACATCAGCCGCGCGGAGTCGCTGGCAGATTTTGAAGCCTGCAACGCGGAAAATCCGCGCTGGACACCTCAGCGTGTAAAAACGCTTCTGATCCGCCAGCACGCCGCCGACGTTGCGGAGGTGGTGCGGTGCAAAAATTGCAAGTGGTTTGCGGACAACAACGGTGGAGAGTGGTATGGCTGCCAGATGTTTCAGGTCGTTCAGATTACCCCGGAAGACGCACCGAAACCTGACGATTTTTGCAGCTATGGGGAACGGAAGGAGGATTCGCCATGCGACTGATTGATGCGGATGCAGTCTACAACAAGGCGGTGGAGAACCAACGAAAGGGCGAAATTGAAGATTGGGAAGCCGACTCAATCATAGATTACTTAGATGATGCGCCTACGATCAACGATGCAGAAATTGTGGTGCGGTGCAAGGACTGCAAGCATCGGACTGAAGCGGGCAACTGTGGACATCCGCGCCACCATGGGATTTTGCCATCGGCATATCCATACGATTTTTGCAGCTACGGAGAATATCAGACAAATACGGGAGGCGTGACGGAATGAGCGGGCTGCGGTTTGAGAGCATGGCGGACATGCCGCCGAGGATGCGGGAGGCTTACGCGCGGCAGGTGCTCCCGGAGGCGCGGGCGCAGCAGAGCGCGGCCAAGTACCACAACGCGCCTGCCGAGCGGGCCGGGGTCCGGTTCGACAGCCAGAAGGAGGCGCGGCGGTATGACGAGCTGATGGTCATGCTGCGCGCCGGGATCATCTCCGATCTGCGCCTGCAACCGCAGTTCACCTTGCAGGAGAGCTACATCACCGAAACCGGCGAGCGCATCCGCGCAGTGCGGTACACGGCGGACTTTTCGTACAAATTCGGCGGCAAGCTCGTCGTCGAAGATGTGAAGTCCAAGCCGACGCGGACAAAGGAGTATCTGCGCAACCGAAAATTCATGCGGTCAAAATTTGGGATCGACATACAGGAGATTTAAACATGCCGGAAGAAAAAAACGAGAGCAGCCCGCACGCAGGGTGCGGCCTGCCGAAAGGCGGAAACGCCTGCCAGTACGCAAAACTCGCACCGGATTTCTGCGAACGGTGCGGCTGGAATCCGGAGGAGCAGGCGCGGCGCAAGGCGCTGCCGTTCAAAAAGAGCGAGGACGGCCTGCTGCACAAGGATATCAGCACCAAGGAATAGGCAATCAGCCAGGGAACCTTATTTTTTTTGGACATATGCCGCAGCCGCTTTGCCTTGAGACGGCTGCGGGAGGATCACCCTGGCTTTGCACCCGGCGCACAGGAAACTCCCTCAAGCTCTGTGCGCCGGGGATAAAAGGCGCGTGTGGAACGTGCGCGCGAACGGAACCCGTCAACGTTACCCCACACGGGGGTCTCGCATAGCCTCCGTGCATCGCTTGCCTCCTTCTTTATAAGCCGCCTGACGGCAGTCAAGGGCGGCTCGCCCGGAAATGCGCAGCGTTTGACAAGCGAGCGCGGCGCGCCGGTGCGCAGACGGTGAAAGCCCGTCCTGCCTACGGGGGCCGGAATACCGGCCCCCAGACGAAAGGATGAACATCATGAAGCAGGAATTAGTCAAGCTGATCTGCCCGCAGTGCGGGAAGGAATTTTACCGGACGCCGAGCTATCTGCGGCAGTACAGAACATACAAGCCGTGCTGCTCACCGAAATGCAGGAACGCAAACATCAAAGCAGTGCGGGCCGAAGGACACATACAATGCGGAGAGCGCATGCGCGCCGAAAACGGCGAGCTCCGCCTGCCGCACAGCCGGGTAAACATTCGCATCACAAAGCCGGTCGAGATCTATCCGGAGCTGAGCCCGGCCGTCGGGCAGATCTACCCGGCGGAAAGATACAGCCCGTCAACAAGCACAAAGCGGTACGGCTATGTGATCAAGTCCGGCGGCAAACGCATCAATATCCGCGCCGATGAGTGCGTGGAAGTGTGAAAGGAGTATCAAAATGGCAGGAATCATGGGACTGTTCGCGTCAGAACTGGATGAGTTTGTCGCGGACTACGACAATCAATTCTGGGACGCGAGTTTCCACGGCGAGAACTACCCGCCGCGGATCATCATGGAGCGCTCTACGCCGCCGCTCTACCGGGTGGAGGACGACGGATCAAAGACGCTGGAGCCGAATCCGACGATCCAGATCATCGGCAGTGTGGACACGGAGGTCGTCACGACCGGCAAGCTCCAGATCAGCAAAAAGACTTCACCAAACTGACCAACCGCGCCGCCGCTCTGCTGGAGCTGTTCCTGCACGGCTTTATGCAGGAGCGCAAGGAAATGGAGGCGGCGCAGGAATGAGCAAGAAAGACAAGCGCCGGGAAGCGCTGCGGCTTGGCAAAAAGGACATGAGCTTTGCGGAGATCATGCAGGCGATAGGGGCGTGCAGGGTGGACGACTGCGACAAGTGCCTGCTGAACGGCGGCCCTATCGCAGGATGGTTCCCGGAGGATGTACCGGACTGCTATGCCGTGCTGCTTAAAAACGCGGCGAAGCAGTTGCGCCGCACCGGGAATTGGTGGCGCTGGGATGATATCTTCCACGTCTACCGCTGCCCGGCCTGCGGCAGGCCGCAGAAGCCGCACGTCGAAGTCTGGAAAAAGGGCGGCGTGAGGAAGAGCCTGCCGCGCCGCTGCCAATACTGCCAAGCGACTATGGAAGGAATAGAAGGAGAAGAAAATGATCATTGAGATTTTGAAGCTTGCAGCCGCGCTGGAGTGGATTGCGCTGGGCGTGCTGGTATTTTTCAAGCTGCGCAGCCTGAAGCGTCAAGCGGAAGTAACGCTTGAGGCGCTGGACGCAGCTGCTTGGAAAGCCATCATGCAGGAAGAAGATGTATTCCGCAAGAACACCCCGAACGAAATCAGGGCGGCATTCGGCTTTCCACCGATAACGCCAACAGAAAACGCAGAAATGAAAATGCGCGAGAAAACTGATCGCTGAAACTGTGGCCGGAATCTCCGGCCACGCTTTGAGCGGGCAGAATGGACAAAGGGGTTGAGACTATGGCAAAACGACACAAGCGCCGGTTATTTACCGGGGCGGTATGTACGCAGATTGTGTATACCGTGTCCGATGGCGCGGACAAGAAGACTAGCAAACCGCGCAAGCCGCGCTTCCAGACGCAGGCGGAGCGCGATGAATTCAACAGCAAGCAATCGCTGGATCGGCTCGTTGCGCTGATGAACGCCAATTTCTCGCCAACAAGCCTGTATTCCACCCTTACATTGGATGCAGAAAACGAGGTACATACCGCAGAGGAAATGCGCAGGGTGCGCGACAATCTTGTGCGCCGTATGCAGTATCACTATCCAAAGGCAAAAATCGTTGTGGTTTACGGCAGAGGCAAGACAACCAATCGCTTCCATTTGCACCTGGTAACAGAGGGCATTCCGGAAGAAGCCATCGGCGAACTCTGGGGCCTCGGCAGCGTGATCGAAGTCCGCCACCTGCGAAAGCACAATTATTACATAGATGAGCATGGCAATAAGATTGACCACGGGCAGGACTACACAGCCCTTGCCAGCTACCTGCACGCGCATTGGAGAAAAGAATTCGGCGGCCACCGGTACAAGGCGACGCGAAATTGCATCCGACCCGAGCCGGAACCTGCAACCGAGGCCGTGCGCGAGTACAGCCCCAAGCATCCGCCCGTCGCCCCGCGCGGTTACATCTTAGTCGAGGCCCGGACAACAAAGTACGGGTATCAATACTATAAATATGTAGTTGATCCAAAAGAGCACAAGCGGAACGGGAGCCGCTTAAATTAAGCCTTGTAAATGTGTAGCGTTTCAGGGGGAAAGGAGCGATCGACATGAGCCAGAAAGGAAATAAGCACCCACATGCAGACAGAAAACCGGTATGCACCCGGAGAGACTGTATCTGCTTCGATTGGCGCTGCGAGAATTGCTGCGCCAAGTATCGCCATATCTCCGATTGCAAGGGCGCCGAGCCGGAAAGGGACGGAGGATGCAGGACGTGAGCAGAAAGCACAGCGGGAAAAGAAACGCGCCTCCACCGCCGGGCTTCCCGGCGCAGCTGCGGAGGTTGCGGGAGCGCTACGGCATGTCTCCGGAAGCGCTTGGGGAGTGCTGCGGCCTCTCGCGGAACATCATCCGCAAATACGAGCGGGGAGAACGCTGCCCGTCCGTTGATTCCGTGGTAAAAATAGCCGATTTCTTTGACGTCTCGACGGACAGCCTGATCGGACGCCGAAAAAATTAAAGGCAAATCCCCCAACTGGGGGATTATCGGCAAAAAGCCATGGTAAAATACAAACCACAGGGGCGGAGTATACCCGTCCCTGCTTTGGCATAAACAAAACCGGCGCAAAGGAGGCGAGGAAGACGGGAAAGCCGAGAAAGATCAAGAGTGTGAAAGCGATGGAACGGGCGATAGACGCCTATTTCGCGAGCTGTGAAGGGACACAGCGCCTCGATAAACGCGGAAATCCCGTCTACGACAAGCACGGGCAACCAGTCATGATCGGAGCAAAGCCGCCGACCGTCACAGGGCTTGCACTGGCGCTCGGCCTGTCCGGGCGGAAAGTCTTGCTGGACTATCAGGGGCGCGAGGAATATCGTGACACGATTACGCGCGCGAAGGCACGCTGCGAAGCCTATGCCGAGGAGCGGCTTTACGACAAAGACGGCTCGAACGGCGCAAAATTCAGCCTCGGCTGCAACTTCGGCTGGGCGTCGGAGGATGAGCGGCACGGAGACCCGGCTGCGTTCGCGGCGCTGATCTCCGCGATCACGGGCGGCGGGAACGATGCGCCTTAAAAATCTTTCCCGGAAGCAGAGGGAGATATTCGACTTCTGCAAGACGGACGAGACGACGCTGATCTGCGACGGTTCCGTCCGATCCGGCAAAACAACGATCATGACGCTGGCCTTTCTGGCGTGGGCCATGCAGAACTACGACCGCACGAATTTCGCAATCTGCGGAAAGACCGTGCAGTCGGCAGAACGGAACATCCTCCGCCCGCTGATGGAGATCGAAGGACTTGGAGCGGCGCTGGCGCTGTCCTACAAGGTTTCTACGCGCGTCCTGACAGTCCGCTGCGGCGCGCGGGTCAACTGGTTTTATCTCTTCGGCGGCAAAGACGAAAGCTCGTATATGCTCATCCAGGGCATTACGCTCGCGGGCGTTTTATTCGACGAGGTTGCACTGATGCCGCAGTCATTTGTGGAGCAGGCAACAGCCCGCGCGATTTCATTCGAGAACCCGAAATATTTTCTGAACTGCAACCCGGAAAGCCCAGCGAACTGGGTGTACAAAAAATACATCGAGCAGCCGCCGGCAGGCACGCGGCACATCCACTTCCTGCTGGAAGATAACCCGATCCTAACACCGCAGATGATCGAGCGGACAAAGGCGATGTATTCCGGCGTTTTTTACGATCGGTATATTCTCGGCCTCTGGAGAATCGCCGAGGGTCTGGTTTACCCGATGTTTGATCGGGATAGAAACGTCACGAGTGAGCGGGGAGGGCCGGGGCGGTACTGGATCTCATCGGACTACGGAACACAGAACCCTACCGTCTTTGCATTGTGGCGGGAATATGGCGGCAGGGCCGTCATGGAGAAGGAATATTACCACAGCGGACGCGAAAGCGGGCGGCAGAAGACCGATGAGGAATATTATCAGGACTTAGAGGCATTCGCGGACGGATACCGCATTGAGCGTGTCGTGCTCGACCCATCGGCAGCGTCCTTTGCCGAGTGCATCCGGCGGCACGGAAAGTTTTCTGTATGGAAAGCAAACAACGCCGTGCTGGACGGCATTCGATTCACGGGGGCCTGCATCAAAAGCGGAATCATCAAATTTCACGAGAGCTGCAAAAATGCGTTTCGAGAATTTGGCCTTTATAGCTGGGACAAGGACGCAGGAGAAGACCGCGTGATAAAAGAAAACGACCATTGCATGGACGCGATTCGCTATTTCTGTATGACCGTTTTGAGGAGAGAAATCAAGAAATGAGCCTTTTGACTAACATTCGAGGGTGGTTCCGGAATATGCTTTTCCCGCAGGCGGTGGCCGAGCGGGAATTCGGCGTATCTCCGGCAGTCAGCCCGAAGATGGAGCAGAATATAAGCCTCTGGTACGCGATGTTTATAGGAAATCCACCCTGGCAGACGTGCGATGTTACTGCTGTCGGACTTCCGGCGGCGATCTGCCGGGAGATCGCGCGACCGACGCTGGCCGAGCTGACGGCCAACATCACCGGCAGCGCCAGGGCGGATTATCTGAAAGAGTGCTTTGAGCGGGCGGAAGAGAATTTCCACAGCGCCTTAGAGCTGGGACTTGCGCTCGGCGGTGTGGCATTTAAGCCGTATATCTACGGCGAGCAACTGCTGGTCGACGTGACCGGCGCGGCGGCATTCCAGCCGACGAAATTTGATCCTGCCGGGCGCTGCATTGGCGGCGTCTTCCGGGATAAGCCCGCGAAGGTGGGCGGGAAATATTATATCCGCCTCGAATCGCACGAGCTGGACGGCACGACATACACGATCCGCAATAAAGCGTATTACAGCGACGCTTCCGGCACAGTCGGCGCAGAAGCGCCCCTGAACGCCGTCCCGGAATGGGCGGACATTCAGCCGGAGATCGCGATTCAGGATATGAGCGGGCCGCTCTTCGCGTACTTCCGCCCGCCTGCGTCCAACACTGCGGACGCAAACAGCCCATGCGGAATGTCCGTATACGGAGACGCAGCGACTGTGCAGCTGATCAAGCAGGCCGATGAGCAGTGGGAGCGCCTGCGCTGGGAATATCGCTCCAGCGAGCGCAAAGTCCTGATGGATGGCACGAGCTCGACTGCGGATATGTTCAACAAGCGTATGTTTGAACTGGGACCGTTCTCCCCTAGCGGCGAATTCTTTCAGTACATCGAGCCGCAGATCCGCGACGAAGCAATCTACCGAGGTTTCCAGAATACGCTTCGCCGTATCGAGTTCAACGTCGGATTGGCTTATGGAGATATTTCCGATCCGCAGACCATCGAGAAGACGGCGACGGAGATCCGCAACAGCAAGCAGCGCAAATATGTGCTGATCGACAGCATCCAGACGGCGCTTGAGCACACGTTTGACAGCCTGCTCTATGCGCTCGATACATACGCAACACTCTATAACCTCGCGCCTGCCGGGACGTACAACACCGATTACAGTTGGGGCGATTCCATCCTTGACGACGCTGAGAAGAAGGAACAAGAGCGGGCAAACGACCGGCTTGACCTCGCTGATGGAATTCTGAACCACTGGGAATACCGCGCAAAATGGTACGGCGAGGACGAAGCGACTGCAAAGGCAATGCTGCCGAAAGCGCAGGACATGGTAGACGAGAATGCGCCGACTGAGATCGAATGAGAAAAGCCAAGTACCCGTTCAAACCCGAACTGCTCGATGCCCTCCCGGAAGAACTCGCAGAGTTGTTCCGGGCATTGGAAGATACTCTGCTGGATGAAGTCTGCTCCCGGCTTAAAATTGCCGATCAGCTGAACGAAGTCACGGTACAGGATATCCGGGCGCTGCGGTCGCACGGCATTGATCTCAAAAAGATCAGAAAGGCGATCCAGAAGACGGCAGACGTCAGCGAAGAGAAGCTGAACAAGCTGCTCGACGACGTTGTGGAGCGTAACCAGCGCTATTACAACGACCTTATCACGCTGACCGACGTAACAAAGCCAGAACGGCTGGTAGACGCATCCGATATCGACGCGATCCGCAGGCAGACGCTCGGAGAATTCCGAAATCTGACGCAATCCTTGGGGTTCCTGGTCGACAACGGCCAGAAGATGCTTCCGCCCGCGCAGGCTTACCAACACGCCTTAGACGCGGCTACGATGAAGATACAGAGCGGCGCAATTTCTTACAATGCAGCAATCCAACAAAGCATCCGGGAACTGGCTGAGAGCGGGATCAAGACGGTCGATTATTCGAGCGGCCATGTAGACCAGATAGACGTAGCGGCCAGACGGGCCGTTATGACGGGAATAAATGCGATAAACCAGAAATACGCGATACAGTCTATGGAATACCTAGAGACAGACCTTGTGGAAGTGTCAGCGCACTACGGCGCACGAAATGTGCCGGGGCCGAACGGCTGGGAAGCCCATTCAGAATGGCAGGGGCGCGTGTTCCATTGGGACAAACAAGTTTGAAACAAACGGATAGCCCGACGGGGTGAAAAGCGGCCTGCCTTACCGTCTTCCGTTTGTTCAAAATAAGGCGGTTACGAAAGGCGGTAATTATGGGAGCAATCCTAGATTTAACAGGGAAAAGGTTTGGGAGTTTAACGGCAGTTAGATACGTCGGAAAACGCGGCGGGAAAAGCATTTGGGAGTGTAAATGTGATTGCGGAGGAAAAACGGAATCAAGTACCTCGAATTTAAACAGAGGGCTAAGTACAAGCTGCGGTTGCAAAAGGAAAAAGACGTGCAGTGATAGAATGAAAAGAATCAATTACAAGCACGGGGGAACGAACACTCGACTTTTTAGGATATGGAGCGGGATTAAGACAAGGTGCTTTGATGAAAATGCACCAGAATACAAGAACTATGGTGGCCGCGGGATTACACTGCATGATTTATGGAAAGCGGATTTTTCTGAATTCCAAAAGTGGGCGGCGGAAAGTGGGTACAATGACACGCTGACCATCGACAGAATTGACGTAAACGGAAACTATGAACCGGGGAATTGCCGATGGGTGACGATGAAAGAGCAGGCCAACAATAAGCGGACGAATAGATTTATAAGCTTCAACGGGGAAACACATTCCGTATCCGAATGGGAGCAGCTAAAAGGTGCGCCAAGGGATTCTATTCGACGGAGGCTAAATGCTGGGTGGAGCATAGAAAGAGCCTTAACAGAGCCGCCGCATAAATGCAGAAAGAAGGTGGGTTGATGAATGACGCCAATTATCCGGATTTTGTATCAAGCTGCGGCTATGGTAGTGTAACCGGTATCGGCGGCGCTTAGCCAACTGCCGACACACATTCCACCCATTCATAGACGGCGTTATGGAGCGCACATACACAGACGCCGATCTGGAAGACATGAAACCGGAGAATCACAAGTTTACATTCGACGGGAAGGAATATGATCAGTACAGCGCCAGCCAGATGCAAAGACGGCTCGAACGGTCGATTCGCAAGCAGAAGCGTTTGAAAAACGCCTATAAAGCCTCCGGGCTTAAGGACGAAGAGACTGCCGCCGCAGCCAAACTGCGCCGCCTGAACACGAAATACCATGATTTCAGCAAGGCCGCAGGGCTGCCGGAACAGCCGGAGCGGACGAGGGTTCAGTATACAGACGCAAAATCAGAGGCTGCAGCCAGTGCGGCGAAAGCAGCAAAACCGATCACAAGGCTGCAAGAAACGCTGGACGTGAAAACGGAGATTGTGAACGGCGTTGTCCCGAAGGGATCAGAAATTGGCTCTATTCGAGAAATAGCTGGCGGAGATTCCGGGAAACAGTTGAAAGTTGCGAGTTTTCTTTCTGAAAACTACGGAGGGGAACCGTTGCAATGGCGGAAAATGGGCGGTATAATACAAACAGACAATTTCCGATATGATGTTCACTGGTTTGAGCAAAATGGGAAGCACTTTGAAGAAAAGCTGAAAGGGGTGAAGAGAAAATGAAGGTGAGATATAAAGGGCCGACGTTCGGCGGCGGTTTTCTCGGACTGACGGATGGAAAAACCTATGAATGCGTGGGGGTCGAATATGATCTGCTCCGCATCATAGATGATGAGGGCGAGGACTACCTTTATTCCGCTTCAGCCCCTGCGCCGCTCAACGGCAAAACCAAGCCGGGCAAATGGGAAGTGGTAGAAGATGACGAGCGGGGAACGCTTTCAAGGCTGATTTCTAAGGAGAACGCATGATCGACGAAAAACTGAAAGCCGCCATCGAGCGGGCGCTTGCCGCCGGATTCCGCGTCCAGCTGAAACGCATGAAGGACGGAACAGTCAAGGCGCAGATCATCAAGGCGGAAGAACTGAAAAAATAATACAGATACCGCAGCGCAATCGAGCGCGCGGAATGGCACGATGAGCCAACTTGTAAGGATTTCTTACAGGTTGGCTCTTTTTGTTTTATCAAATCTTGACCGGCCCGAAGTCGCTAAACTACGGGGCAGCAGCGGACGCGACCCGCGAGAACAAAGCGAAGCTGTGAAGGAGAACCCATGAAGCGAGATTTTTTGGAAGGACTGGGGCTCGATAAGGATACCGTCGACAAGATCCTTGACGAGAACAGCCGCGACATCGGCCGGGAGAAGCAAAAAGCGGATCAAGCCAAGGAAGACCTGAACGCCGCCCGGCAGCAGCTGGCCGACCGCGACAAGGACATCGAAGACCTGCGGAAGTCCAGCGGGGACGCCGAGAGCGTCCGCAAGCAGCTCGAAGACCTCCAGGGCCGGTACACCAAGGAAACCGAAGATTACAAGGCGCAGCTGGCAAGCCGGGACTACGCCGACGCCATGAACCGCGCGATTACGGCCAAGGGCGTCAAGTTCTCTTCCAAAGCCGCCGAGAAAGCCTACCTTGCAGACCTCAAGGAGAAACACCTTGAACTGAAAGACGGCGAGCTGACCGGCTTCGATGAGTGGCACAAGACCCAGCTTGAAGCAGACCCGACCGCGTTCCAGTCCGAAAAGCCCGCGCCCACATTTGTCAAGCCCGTCGGTCAGGGCGGCGCACCGGCGGCAAAGAGCAAGGGCGCAATGTACGCGCAGCAGTTCAACGCGCAGTTTGCGCAGACACCAAACAAGGAGTGATTTGAAAAATGTCTATTGTTGTGAACACAAAAGCAGAAATCAGACCGAATTTTCTCGAAAGCGAAGTCGGCCTCGTTCTGAAAACCCGTGAGATACCCGCGACGATGGGCGTGCAGGACGGCAAGTACAAGATCGTAAAGGCCGGTACGCCGTTCCCGTCCGACAACTCGAACGCCGTCGGCCTCGTATTTGAGGACATCGACGTGACGGACGGCAATATGCCCGGCTCCGTGATGGTTGCGGGCCGTGTGCTGGCAGACCGCCTGTCGCTGGCCTCCGCAGCTAAGACCGCGCTTTCCGGCAAGGGCTTCACGTTTGTCGACGCGCCGGAGACCACGCGCGGCTATACCGTGACCTACGACAAAAACGACGGCAGCGGCACACCGCCCGTCGACGAGAACGTATACACAGAGGGCTCCTATGCCGACGTATCGACCGAATACCCGCTGACCAAGAGCGGCAACACCCAGACCGGCTGGAGCACGTCTAAGGGCGGCGAAGCTGTTTCCAAGGTCGAAATGACCGGCAATGTGACCCTGTACCCCGTGTGGACTACGGCCTAAAGAAGGAGGAAAAACACCATGCCTGACATTCTTGAACTGATTTCCGACGCTGACCGTCTGGATTTCTCGCAGAACATTTCCGTCGCGCGCCCGGCCTACCTCGGAGACCGGCTGTTCCCGGATCAGAAAACCGAAAGCCTGAAAGCCGAGTACCTGCGCCTTGCAAACGGCGCGCAGATCCCAACGATGGCGACGGTCCACGCCTTTGACACCGAGGCAGAGATCGCCACGCGACCGGCACTCGAAAAGACTGAGGTCGAAAAACTGTTTATCAAGCGCAAGATCAACCAGTCCGAGCGGGTGCAGCTGCTCAACGAAAACGGTGTATATGCCGACAGTGCGATCGTGAGCTATGTCTTTGACGATATGCGCTTGATGGCTGATGCGGTCAAGGTCAGGACCGAGGTCGCGAAGATGGAAGTCATCGCGACCGGCAAGATGACCATCAAGGAAAACAATCTCAACATGACCGTCGATTACGGCGTTCCGTCCGCAAACACCGGCTTCAAGATCGACTTCGGCGCAGACGCTGATATCATCGGCCAGCTTCAGGCCATCGCAGATCAGGCGGCGGCATCCGGCCACGCGCTGAGCGAAATGGTCGTCGGTACGAAGATCCTGCGTAAGCTCGCGTCCAACAAGGGCATTCAGACCCTCGTGTACGGCACGGTCGGCGCTGGTACATATGTCACCACCGAGAAACTGCGCAGCCTCTTTACCGAGCTGTTCGGCTTCGGCCAGATCACGACCAACGACCAGCGCTATAAGGCGCAGGCTGCAAATGGCGCGGAAAAGACGTACCGCTTCTTCCCGGAGGACAAGGTTGCATTCCTGTCCAATGGTACGGCCAATTCCTTCGGCGTTGGCCTGTGGGGCGTGACGCCGGAAGAAAAGGGCTATGGTCCGTACACCGACAAGAGTGCACAGCAGTATATCACCATTACCCAGTGGGAAACGCCAGACCCGAAGACCACCTGGACAAAGGCAAGCGGCCTGTTTATCCCGGTCGTGCCCGATCCTTACGGCCTGTTCATCGGCGCAGACGTCAGCAAGTAAAATCGAGCCTCCGCGCCTGCGTGACGGGTGCGGAGGCTGACCGGAAGGAGGGCGCAGCATGATCTACGCCGATTATGAGTATTACGCGACTGTGTACCGCGGGACGGCGCTGGATGAAGATCAATTTTGCGGCCTCGCCCGCAAGGCATCGGCTTACGTCGACTACATCACCATGAGCCGCGCGCGCTTTGCCGCCGGGGACAAGCTCGAAGCCGTCCAGAACTGCGTCTGTGCGCTGGCCGAGCTGGAGCAGGACGCTGGGAAGCTGGACAGCCTCATCTACACGGCAGACCGGCCCGTATCAAGCGAGACGGTAGGCGGCTGGTCGCGAAGCTTTGGTTCACGAAATCTGTCCCAGGCAGATATGCAGCGGACAGAGACGCGCCGCCGTGAGATCGTGCTGGCGTACCTCGGGCCGACCGGATTACTCAAAGCAAGGGGGTATGGGCCGTGTCCATGTTCCCCCACACCGTAACCATCTACAACGTCTCGCAGGAGACAGACCCGGAGACATTCAAGGACGTGGAGAAAACCTACATCACCGTCCTGCGCGGCGTTCTGCTGGAAGCCTCCAAGGCGGCCAACGTCCGCCAGAGCGGGCTTGAAGGCGCGGACGCAGTGAATCTGTATATCCCGTTCTCCACGCCCGCTGTGGATGGCGTGACGGGCGCAGAAAAGCGCTACGTCGGCCCGCAGAAATTCTGGCGGGCAGCCGATAAAAGCGGCCTGTGGACGCTTTCCACGGACGGAAACGGCGGCACGACCTTTTTTATCAAGGGCGAAGTCGTAGAGCCGGACAAAACCGAGCAGATGCTAGAAATGCTCTATGACGACGTTTACAAGGTTACGAAGGTCGACCGGAAGGACTACGGCAGCGCCGACATGAGACACTTTGAGGTCGGAGGAGCCTGATATGCTGAAATTCAGCGTAAAAGCAGACGGATTTGACGAACTGCATGAGGCAATCGCGACAGCATGCACCAAAGCGGAGCACGCTGTTGCACTTCAGGCAAGAAAGGACACGGCCCCATATGTACCGTTCCTGACCGGCGCCCTCGACCGCAGAACACAGGTCGAGGGAAACGCGATTATCTACCCCGGCCCATACGCGCGGTTCCTGTACTACGGAAAAGTCATGGTAGACCCGGAGACCGGCAGCACTTACGCGCCGAAGGGCGGGACAAAGGTAGTGACCGACAAGAATCTTGTGTTTAACACGTCCGGCCACAATCAGGCACAATCGCACTGGTTTGAGGCGTCAAAGGCCGAAAACATTGAGAAATGGATCTGCGTAGCGGACAAGGCGGTGAAGAATGGACTCTGAAAAGCAAAAAAGGCTGGTGTCTGCGGAGGAAGAGCAGGATATCTCTCGGAAGATGATGATCTGGGCGAATTCCTTCTCGGACGACGACATGCCGGCCGCAGCGATCAACTATGAATTCCTCGCCGCCGATTCGGCGAGCATGGCCCTGTCGACGATTCAGGGTGCGTACATCACGCGAAAATTTATCCTCGGCGGGCATGAGGCGGAATATCAATTTAAGATCATCGCTCGCATTATCCCCGGCAACAGCAACGACAAGCGCCTGAAATGTGACGCCATGCTGAACCGCTTCGGGGATTGGGCCATGCAGAACCCGCCGGATTTGGGCGACGGGATGCGCGTCCGGCGCATGGAAGCTGTCAGCCGTTCGGCCCTGTTCGCCCGGTATGAGGACGGCACAGAGGATCATCAAATTCTAATGAAACTGACATATGAGGTGATTTAACTATGGCAAATAAATACACAATCGCGGCAAAAAACGGCGAGAGCGCAGTCCGTGAAATGCTGATTACCGCTCTGGACACCAGCGACAGCACCACATCGAAGTGGTCGGCGATGGGCGTCAAGGTGACGGAGAGCTCCATCAACTACGATTGGGGGCAGGAAACGAAGAAGGACATTCTGGGGCACGTGTACACGAACGCACAGACACCAGAAATGACACAGAGCTTTTCCGGCAGTGAGATTGTAGGCGGTGACGATGTGATGAACCATCTGCTCAATCTTGCAGTCGTGGAGAAGGACCATGCCGCTCTGGTAAATCAGAAATGCCTGATCATCCACACATACCTGCAGGACTCCGCAGGGAAGTCGTTTGCAGAGCAGTATGACGCCTGCGCGGTGCTCGTCACGACAGACGGAGGCGAGGGCGGCGGCGTTCTTGCTTCGGACATTGAAGTGACATACGGCGGAAACAGGACAACAGGAACCGCAGCGCGCGGTTCGGATGGAACCATCACGTTCACGCCGGATTCGGATTAAGGAGGCTGCATAAATGCCTGAAATCAAATTTGAAACCGGTATCGTATCGTTCAAGCTGAACGACGCGGCGGAAGTTTCCTTCAACCCGACCGACAGCGCATTTGTCGAACAGATCTTCAACACCTTTGACGAGCTGGACAGGAAGCAGGAGGCGTATAAGGCCGAAGTCGACCACTGCGCGGACAAGAAGGAGATTTTCGCCATTGCCCGCCGCCGCGACGCGGAAATGCGGGACATGATCGACAACCTGTTTGCAAAGCCTGTATGCACGGCGCTTTTCGGCACCATGAACGTCTACGCGCTGGCAGACGGCCTGCCAGTATGGTGCAACCTCATGCTGGCCGTGATCGATCAGATCGACACGAGCTTCGCGGCAGAGCAGAAAAAGACCAACCCGAGGATTGCGAAATACACAGCAAAATGGAAAAAGTGATCTGGGCGCTGCCGACCACGGTCGACGTGAACGGCACAACGTATCCGATCCAATCCGATTACCGCGCGGTTCTTGATATCCTCGTAGCCCTGACCGACAGGGAGCTGGACGAGCGGGACAAGGCGGAAGCGGCGCTGACCATCTTCTATCCCGGCTTCGACGAAATGCCCGTCAGCGACTATCAGGAAGCCCTCAATCAGTGCTTCCGGTTCATCGACCACGGGCAGGAGAACCGGGAGAAGAGAAAGCAGCCCGAGATCATGTCATGGGAGCAGGACTTTGATCTCTATATTGCGCCTATCAACCGAATCGCGGGCTGTGAGATCAGGGCGCTGGAATACCTGCATTGGTATTCGTTTCTAGCGTACTATCAAGAAATCGGAGATTGCCTGTATGCACAGGTGGTTTCTATCCGCGATAAAAAAGCCAGAGGGAAGAGCCTCGACAAACAGGAGAGGGATTTCTACCGGCGCAACCGGGATATTGTCGATCTGAAGACGACATACTCGGAGACCGAAGCTGACCTGCTTGCCGCATGGGGCGTCGGGACAAAAAACAGCCGCCCCGGTTAGGGGGCGGCAGCGAGAAAAACTTATTTTTTATACTCGAAAATGATTTCGCTACCCCAGAAGCTTGGAGAGAATCGAATCTCGATCTCACTCCAATCCTGCGGCGCTTCATATCCGACGACACCTTTCATTTTCTTCCCGGCGGCGATCGTGCCGTCAAGCTGCGGCTCGTCGGAACTCATCATGGCGGTGAGGCTAAGGCTGGTTGTATAGCCATCAATGTAGCTTTCAAATGAAAGCATGGTGCTGGACGCAATATCGCGGGATGAATTGTTTTCGATCTCGAATTCGCACAGAACAAAGACCTTTCCATCATCCGGCGAGACGTAATTTTGGCCGGAATTCTCGGTAACACTGAGCAACGTGACCGCCACGCCGTCTAGAACGACCTGGTCCCCAACGCCAAATGTTTCAGGCCCGGAATCGGATTGCTGCGGCGGCTGCTGCGAAGAAGAAACTGAGGTTCCGACCTTTTCCGGCTTGGAGGACGATCCGCAGGAAGCAAAGGCCGCGCCAATAAAGACGAAAAGACAGAGGAATACGATTAAAGCCGTCAGGCAGCCGCTGGGGCGTTTCGCCTGCTTTTTGGTTTTTAGCCCGCCAACAACGTCAACGCGGTTCGAGGCGTTAATCTTGATGGTAAAAAACGCATTCTGTTGCCCTTCGGTAATGGCAAAGGATATGGTTTTATCCAGACGGCGATACCGGTAAAAAGAAAGTTCGTGCTGGCCCGGAGCGGCCACGGCTCGAAGTTCTTCACCATTTTTCAGCGTGCCGACATCACAGCCATCCAATGCAACGCCGACGGTCAGGCCAGAACCGTAAAAAGAATTGTCCCGGCTAATTTGGATAATGCAATCACTCATATTTCTTCCCTCCTTACTTGGAAGATAACACAAATAATGACAAAAATCAACCGAAAAGGTGGTGAAAATATGGCAGATGGGAAAATTGTGATCGCCGTCGACGCGGACGCGAAAAAGGCACAGAAAGAGCTGGATACGCTGTCTGCGAAAATCGACAAGATGGAAGCAAAGCTGAATGAGGATACCGGAACGCAGGGCGGGCTTAAAAAGGAGCTGGACGCTGCGCTTCAGTCCGCAAAGCAGACGGAAGACGCGCTGAAATCGCTCCGCTCGGAGGCTGACCGCCTAAAGGGCATCACGTCCGGAAACGCTTCGGCTAATCCAGCTGAGTACATAGACGCTTATTCTCGACAGGCGGAGGTTGCTGCGCAGATCAAAGAGCAGGAACAGCTGCTGGTGCAGCAAAACAAAACGGCGGAAAAGCTCGGGAGTCAATATGCAAAGATCACCGACAAGGTGATAAACCAGACCGCTGCGCTTGACGCTGCAAAGACTAAAGCCGGAGAGCTGGTGCAGCAGATCACAAATGCAAGCGGGGCCTCGGCTAAAATGGCGGAGGTATCGGCGAGCGTCGAAAAGAGCACGAACAAATTCGGAAGAAGATTAAGCGGGGTACTAAGGAGCGCGCTGATCTTTACCGTCCTGTCCCGTGGCCTTTCGCAGCTGCGTAGCTGGCTCGGGGAGACGATCAAGAAAAGCGACGAAGCGCGCGCGGCAGTTGCCAGGCTGAAGGGCGCTCTGCTCACGCTTGCGCAGCCAATCATGAAGGTGGTTATTCCTGCTTTTATCCTTCTTGTGAACGTGCTGACTCGAATTGTAAACGCGCTTGCAACACTGGTTTCGAAGCTGTTCGGAACGTCTTTTCCGAAATCTGCGGCGGAAGCCGCTGCGGCATATGGAGACGAGGCGGAAGCAATCTCCGATGTGGGAGACGCAGCAAAAAAAGCAGGGAAAAGCATGGCGTCGTTTGACGAAATCAACCAGCTTTCGAATGATTCCGGAAGCAGCGGCGGCGCAGGAGCGGGTGGCGGAATCGGATCCGATACAATAGCACCCGATTTCAGCGCCATGATAAAGGATCAGCTGACATCAATTACAGAATTGTTTGTGGGTGCGGCATTGCTTGCGCTTGGCGCAGTTCTCACGTTCAGCGGCGCGAACATCCCGCTTGGAATAGCGCTTATGGCAGTTGGCGCGCTGGCGGTGTGGGACGCGGTAAGCAATCACTGGGGAGAAATCGCTGGAATCCTGCAAGGGCAAGTCGGACTTATCACGGCGATTGTAAGTACTGCCTTGCTTGCAATCGGCGCGCTCCTTGTCTTTTCTGGCGCAAACATTCCGCTTGGCCTCGGACTGATGATCGCCGGTGCGGTCGGCCTTGCGGCCACTGTGGCGGCAAACTGGGGCGCAATCACAGAAGCGCTGCAAGGGCCCATCGGAATCATTACGGCAATCGTAAGCGGGGCGCTGCTTGTTGTCGGCGCGATCTTAGCGTTCAGCGGCGCAAACATTCCTCTCGGCATTGGGCTGATGGCGGCCGGGGCGGTCGGTCTCGCTGCGGTAGCGGCTGTTAACTGGGACACGATCACGGCGGCCCTGCGGGGCCCTGTCGGAAATATTGTAGCGATCGTGGGTGCGGCATTGCTTGCGCTTGGCGCAATTCTCGCATTCAGCGGTGCGAATCTGCCGCTCGGTATCGGGCTGATGGTTGCAGGAGCGGCAGGGCTTGCAGCAACAGCAACTATCAACTGGGATACGATCAAAACAAAACTGCAAGGGCCGATAGGGAAGATCACCGCGATTGTCAGTGCGGCGCTGCTTGCGGTCGGTGCGATCCTTGCATTTACAGGCGCAAGCCTTCCGCTTGGAATCGGGCTGATGGCTGCGGGCGCAATCGGACTTGCAGCAACGGCGGCTGTCAACTGGAATACGATTCAGGAAAAAATGAAAGGGCCGCTTGGCAAAATTACTGCAATCGTCGGCGGCGCGCTCCTTGCGCTTGGCGCGGTTCTCCTGTTCACAGGTGCAGGAATTCCGCTCGGGCTTGGACTTCTCGCAGCGGGCGGCGTAAGCCTGGCTGCGGCTATTGCGCCGAACTGGGATTTTATTGTCAGCAAGATAAAAGATTGCTGGGGCAAAATCAAAGATTTCTGGAAGAAGAACATTGCGCCTGTATTCACAGGCGAATGGTGGGCCAATCTTGCGAAAAACGCCATGAACGGCCTGATTGCCGAAATCGAGAGTGGGATCAATCGCGCGCTTGGCGGTTTAGGCGGCCTTGTGAACGGGGCGATTAGGCTGCTGAACAAGGTTCCGGGCGTAGACATTGGAAATGTAAGCTGGGGAAATGTCCAACTCCCCCGCCTCGCGTCCGGCGCGGTCATCCCGCCGAACCGGGAGTTTATGGCTGTGCTGGGAGACCAGAAAAGCGGAACGAATATCGAAACCCCGCTTGCCACAATGGTGCAGGCGTTCAAGCAGGCCATGAACGAAACGGGCGGCATGGGCGGCAGGCAGATCACGGTTGTTATGCAGCTCGACCACAGAGAACTTGGCCGCGCGGTGTATAACCTTAACAACGAGGAAACACAGCGCGTCGGCGTGAAGCTTGCGGGGGTGAAGGCATGACAAGCATTTTGAGCCTTGACGGCAAGGAGTATCCGAATCTGCATGTTGTGAGCCTAAAGCGTTCGTTTTCCGTCCTCGACGGCGATAACGCGGGCCGCGTGATGACCGGCGCGATGACGCGCGACATTATCGGTACATTTTACAGTTACAGTTTGGAGATCGATCCTGTTTCGTCTGACCTTGCGGAATATGATGCGTTTTACGAGAACATTTCCGCGCCAGTCGATAGCCACGTTCTGACTGTCCCGTATGCGCAATCTGTTTTGACGTTTGATGCCTATGTGGCAAACGGAGAAGATGAACTTGTATCAAGATACGGCGATAGGAGCGAATGGCAGAACTTATCGATTAACTTTGTTGCAATGAAACCGAAGAGGGTTCCGGTATGAGCGTTCGAGTGATCTATGAGGACGTCGCGGTAGGCGCGGCGGAGGCAGCCAGCGTGGCGAGCACCGCCGCGCAGCCGTTCTCCGACCTTCCGGAACTGCCGTATGGCACAGAGTCGGTGACCGTCGCAACGAACGAGCTGAACCAATGGGTTCTGGACGGTTCCCGCCCGATCCTCACGACCGAGCGGGCGGCGTTCTGGTCTTCCGCGCCGAGCAAAGCGGACTGCACCTTTGACGCGAACCCGACGCTGACTATCACGCTGGACGGCACGTTCGCAAGCTCCGGAATTTACCTCTATTTTGACGGTGGCACCGGCGACTATTGCAGCGCCCTAACCATGACGTGGTACAACGGCGAGACAATCGTCGCGTCGCAGGACTTCACGCCGGACGGCCAGAAATATTTCTGCGCCAAGCCCGTCACGGGCTACAACAAGCTCGTGATTGAGCTGAAAAAGACGAGCCTACCGTACCGCTATGCAAAGCTCCGGCAGATATTCTTCGGCATCGTCCGGGAATTCGAGCGGGAGGATCTGCGCAGCGTCAGCGTCACCGAGGGCGTCAGCGTGATCTCCGACGACGTGGAGATCAATACGCTGGATTTCACGCTCGACAACTCGGATGATATCGACTTCATTTTTCAGGAGAAGCAGCCCGTCAGCGCCTACGACGGCGCAAAGCTGATCGGCGTCTTTTACATCAAGAACTCGTCCCGGTCGAGCGAACGGCTCTATGATGTGTCCTGCCAGGACGCGCTCGGCATTCTGGACGACGAGCCCTTCGCGGCGGCGGTCTACAGCAGCAAAAACGCGAAGGAGTTGATAGCCTTGATTCTCGGCGCGCACTTCACGCTGGATTTCGACCCTGCGCTGAAAGACGAGACCGTAACCGGCTATATCCCGGACTGCACGAAACGAGAAGCGCTGCAACAGATCGTTTTTGCGCTTCGTGCGACCATTGACACAAGCGCGTCGCGCGGCGTGCGCGTCCGGAGACTCACAGCGGCCTCTCCTGCAACGATCCCACTTGACCGGACATACACGGGCGGCAGCGTGGAAACGGCGGCAGTGGTCACGGAGATCCGCGTGACGGCACACAGCTATTCGACGTCCGGAAGCGGGGAGAGCGTGGAGGTCGGCGGTACGACCTACTATCACACGACGTCGGTCACGTCCAAGGCCAATCCGAACGCCACCACGCAGACGAAGCCTAACGTGATTGAGGTAAAGGGCGCGACACTTGTAAACGACGGGAACGTGGAAGCCATCACGCAGCACATATTTGATTATTACATGCGGCGGCAGACGCACAGCGTCAGGATCGTCATGGACGGGGAAGTTCCCGGCGATTATGTGCGGACGACAACGCCGTGGGGCACGAAGATCACCGGAACGATCACCAGCATGAGTATTCGCCTCAGCGGAATCGCGGCGGCAGATTGTGAAATTGTCGGCACATAAGCACCGGAGAAAGGAAACACAAACATGATTGTGATTACCTGTAAAAAGGCATTCGCACAGGCAAACTGCCGCACGGCGTTTCTGACGGCGGGCATGAGCAGGGCCGAAACCGTGCGATTCGTATTTTCGGACGATTGGGGCGGCCTTAGCAAAACGGCGGTATTTACTGACGGCGCGAAGACCGTCGACGTCCTGCCGCCCGGCTGGGACGGCGATACCGTCACTATCCCGCACGAAATACTAACCACGGCAGGAAGAACCGCCCGCGTCGGCGTGTACGGCACGAACGCCTCCGGCGTCGTGCTGCCGACCGTCTGGGTATCCCTCGGCAAGGTGCAGCCTGCGGTGGAGCCGTCCGGCGATCCTTCGGCGGATCCCACACTCCCCGTCTGGGCGCAGCTGCAGGAGCAGATCGGCGACCTGAATGATCTCAAGACCTACAGCAAGGATAACCTCGTCGCCGCCATCAACGAAGCCCGGCAGTCCGGCGGCGGAGGCGGCGGCGGGGGGATATCATCCGCGCAGATCGACGAGATCCGCGTGCTGACAAAATCGGACTATGACGCGCTGGACGAAAAGGACGCGCGGACGCTGTATCTGGTGGAGGGCTGACATGCTGGCACTTGGAATCAAACGCATTCTGGCGCTGTTCATCGGCTCCATGGGCATTAAGTCCGCCCATCTGGGCGAGAAAACCATTTATGAAAGGCCGGGCGGCTTTTTGTACATTGAACTCAAAAGTGAAGAAAGGGGTTAAATCCGAATGGCAAGCTTTTTTAATTTAACACTCGATACGCTGGCACCTGCCGGTCTATCGATCATCCTGAATGACGGCGCACAGTACGCGACCAGCGCCATCGTCACCGCGAAGATCTCCGTCTCCGATGAAGTAACGACGGGCTATCAGATGAAGATCTGGGGCACGAAGACGGCGGAGACGGAAGAGGCTGCGTCGTGGGAGACATTCGCGGCAGAAAAGGCCATTACGCTTCCCGACGGCGATGGCCTCAAGACGATCTATTGCAAGGTCCGCGACGACGTAGGCAATGAATCTGCGGCGGTCAGCGACACCATCACGCTCAATTCCACGATTCCCGCCGTGACCATCACCGGCCCCGACAAGAGCCGCATTTCCAAGGTAACGGGCTACGACGCAGCTGCATTCTCCTTCGTCTGCGATGTGGACTTTGAGGAATACACCGTCCGCGTCGTCCCGGCGACGAGCAGCCTGCACACGGCGGGCACGCAGATCCCGGCGACGGGCGGCTCCACCAACGTCAGCGGCACGGCAGGCGGCTACAAGAAGAACACCGCTATCAACGTCACCGTCAAGGGCGCAGACCTCGAATCGGCGTCTTCCGGCGACGGCGTGAAGATCGTGAAGGTCTTCGTCAAGAACGCCGCCGGGACGTGGAGCGCAGCGTAATGGCCGCGCCGGAACTGACATTCTCCATCACTGGAAATAAGATCTCGGCAGTGGCCGGGTACGACTCCATCACCGTCACATTCTCGTCGGACATCGCCTATACGGCTTTTGAGTGCCGCGCGACGAAGTCCGGCGAGGATTGGGGCCGCGGGAAGGGCGCTTTGATCGCGTCCTTCTCCCAGACCCCCGCGGGGACGCAGCGCACCTTTGAGGTATACGACGATTTCCTGATGTCCGGAGACGGAGAATACCGCATTTCGTTGTTCGCGCAGAGCGCGGACGGCAGCTGGAACGACAATTACGGATTTATCCCGCTTGGTCAGCCGCAGCCGCTGAAAACGGAAGACGGCGAGGATTTTCTGTGCATGAAGGAGTGATCGCATGGCGTACAACAGCCAGTATACAGGCGCACAGATTGACGAGGCCATCGGCGACGTGCGCGAGAATAAAGACGCGTGGGGCAAAAAGGAACTTCCGGCCGTCACCGCCTCCGACAACGGTAAATTCTTGCGGGTGGTCAATGGAGCGTGGAGCGCGGAAACAATTCCTAGCGCGAATGGAGGTAGTTTTTGATGGCAACTGAATATTTAACGAACGATATAGAACTCACGTCAGTCGCCGACGCAATCCGCGCGAAGAGCGGGCAGACCGGCCAGCTTATCTATCCGGATGGATTTGCCTCTGCAGTGGCCGGAATCAAGAAAGCACCGACTACGCCGTATATGGAAGCTGAATACGAGCAAGAACCCATGACAGCCTATGAAAGCGCAAGCTATATAAAAAAAGCAAAGCTCTACAACCACACAAGAATTGCAGCTTATGAGCTTGCGTATCAACACTTACTGCAAGAGCTTGATATGTCAGATCCATCAAACAACATTACAACGATTGATGCGAACGCTTTTGCTTACTCTATGTGCGAGAATGTTATCATCCCGGAAACGGTGACATTGATAGGAACTAACGCGTTTCCTTCTGCTAATATCGGAACAATGATTTTGCCGGGGAGCGTAACCAGAATTTCATCCTTCGCATTTCAGGGTGTGAGCGGCGTTAATGGTGTAGCGCCGGTAATAAAATTAAACGAAGGGCTTGCTGTTATCGATCAATCTGCGTTTAACGGTGCGAGCATTGCCGGAGAAATAGAGATTCCGTCAACGGTGACAGAAATAGGAACATATTGTTTTGCTTATACTGGCATAACAACTGTTATCTGCAAGCCGACAACGCCGCCTGCGCTTGGAACTGGAGCATTCACCTCGGACACAGCGGGATTTACCATCAAAGTCCCGGCAGCATCGGTCGCGGCGTATAAAGCCGCAACCAACTGGAGTAGCTATGCAGATTACATCGTGGGGGTGTAAAGATGATTCAAAGAGAATTTTATACACAGCGTAAGGATGGTGTAAAGCTATACCGTACCTATTCTGATGCAGGAATGATGATTCGGCAGAATGAGACTGGCGCGGAATACGCCGAGGCCGTCGACGTGACCGACGCGCCGTACACCTACACGGAGACGGAGACCAAAATTCCGGAGGACGGCGCGCCGGAGGACGCCGACGCTCTGCGCGCCCGGCTGGCAGACGCCGAGACCGCCGCGAAGATACTGCTCGGGGAGGCGGAATAACATGAGCACCTACACCGAGCGGGCGCGGGCGCTGCGCCCCTATATCGTCAAAAGCGCCGCCAGTCTCACTGACGCCGACGCGAGTCTCGCGCCGGAGCTTTTCACCCGCCTGACCGGCTCCGGCAGCCTCGTCAAAGCCGGCATGCGCATCAACTGGGGCGGCACCATCAAGCGCGCCGCCTCCGACCTCTGGGACACGGCCCAGAACACCCCGGACGCCGCCCCGGCCCTCTGGGAGGACATCGCCTACAAACAGGGCTACAGGATCATCCCCGAGACCATCACTGCCGGTCTCGCCTTTGCCAAGGGCGAAAAAGGCTGGTGGCAGACTGAATTGTACGAATCCCTGCTGGACGCCAACGTCTGGACCCCGTCCGTACACCCGGACGGGTGGAAGAAGATCACGGAAGAAGGTACATAGCCATGGACACAAAGACCATCATCGTTACCCTCGTCACCGACCGGACGCAGGCGGACGTGGAGCGCGTCAAGGCGCTGGCCGCGAAGGGCTTTGCTGCCATGACCGCAGCCGAGCAGGCGGAATGGCTGGCCGGGATGAAGGGCGCGTACAACGCTTCCGATCTGAATCGCGTTGGAACCGCCCTGAACTATCTGGCGGCGCGTCTTGCGCCGGTCTGCGGAATGAGTATCGCATGGGCTGCAAAAACAGATTGGGCCGTAACGGACATTATAACGGCCTCACAGGCCGAGGCATACCGCAAGCAGGTGCAGTCCATCCGGGACGCACTGGCATACCCAGAAGGAACGCCGGACGCGCCGGAGCTGAACCGCCTGACCTACACCGGCGCAAATGATATCGAGCGCATTCTTGCGCTCTGCGAGGAACTGATCGACAACATCACAAAGGCGTTCCGCTACACCGGCGCTGCGGAATGCGCGACAGGAGGCTTGATATGAAAGATCGTCAACCTACAAAAGTCCTTTCCAACGGTGCTATTCGATATGGCATCTACAATTCCGACGGTAGTCTTGATCACTACGAGTACATGAAACGTATGGACGAGCCAACAGTTGAGGGTACGCCTCTCAATAAGGCAAATCTTCTGTCCGATGCCACTGCCGCCAAGCTCTGGCCGAACGCAACCACGAGGCCGGAAGACCCGACAGTCAACGACGCGCTCGGCAAGCTTTCGGAGGGTACGGCCAAAGTCGGCGACATCGCTATCACGTCTCGCACAGACCTCTCCGACGCATGGCTCCCGTGCGACGGTAGGTACATTTCCGGCGCACAGTACCCGGAACTGTTCAATATATTGAGATCCAGCAAGACCGATGCTGCGTGGGATGTTTCCACGTTGATGAACGCAAATCTCTACAATCCAAGCATTTCATATGCAAATGGGTATTGGTTTATCACGAGCGCGAATAGCAATAGCCCTGATTATCTGGACGGTAAAATCTACTATTCTTCAGACCTTGTTTCTTGGAATGATATTTCTATACCTAAAAATCCATTGAAGGGAAAAAAATATACAGGCCTCACCATAATTAGCAGCAGTATAGTAAGGCAGACTACGGTTCAATACTTAAACGGGGAATATGTGCTTGTCTTTTATATGAGTTTTGTCACAGATCCCGGCGGAGCAAATCGTTCTCGTTTGTACGTTTGTGCGCACACTGATACGCTTAATCCTGTTAGCTGGAAATTCACTGTACTATCTACTACGGAAGACTTTTTACCGGAGAGTTATCCCCCTCCCGTGTGGCTGTTTTATGACGGATCAAAGTATATTGCATCGATCGAGTATCAGGACGCTAAGGACTACGAATGTCTATACCGCGCTGATCTCGTCGAAGAACCAGAAGCAATTACCTTAGACGGATGGGCATTTTCAAAATACAGTGACAGCAGCTTGCCGAAAAAATATAATGCGGAAACGGGGTATTTTTATAGGATATATGATTACTACGAAAATTCTACGCGTAGGCAACAGCTTCAGCGAACGCAGTATCCGCTCGACCAAAGCTCGTGGACGACTGTTTTCAGCCATACGTCTTTCGACGTTTTGGAGTATGCCGTAGACGGAAATACCATTTCAATCATAACGGCCTCATCGGATAACAAATACGCCTATTTCAAATCCGAAAATAATGGTGCAACGTTTACGCAGGTTATTGCAAACTCTACGATATCTGGTTTAACAGCGTCGAGGTACGAATTTCCCGCTGGTATGATTCTTGCGGACGACATATCCGTGTGTGTTGCTGCATCATCTAGTGCATACACCACCCAAAAATTAGTGCTTGCGGATGATGACGCCTCTGGCTTCGTGTGTATAACAATGCCGCACGCGCTCAACCGGTTCATCAACACATATCAGCCCGCGGCAGCGTGCGGGAGCTTGGCGGCGGTCGTAACTTCCGCCGCAGGAAATGGGTACATAATGTATCATGATTTCGCGTATGGAGATAAGAAAATCCCAACAGTTACACCGGGGCTTCGCAGTCATGCCTACATCAAGGCATTGGAGGAATAGCCATGCGGGAGAGAATTGGCACAAACGATCTCGCAAACGGGGCCGTCCGGTACGGGGTGTATGACGCGGCTGGAAGTCTGCTGCGCTACGAATGGATCCGTCCGGAGGACGAACCGCTGGAAGCCGGAACGCCGCTCACAGCCGGGAACCTGCTGACGGAACAGAGCGCCGCAAAGATCTGGCGAGCGGGCGACGCACCAGCGAACCCGATGGTAAATGAGGCATTCAGGAAGCTGTCGGAGCCGAATTATCACGTCGGTGACATCCTCACGACCGTCCGCGTCCTCTCCGCCCCGTGGCACGCGTGCGATGGCTCAACCTTCGATCAGACGGACTACCCGGCCCTCTACGCAGCCCTCGGCGGCACGACGCTGCCGACGATCAGCTATTCCAGCGATACCACCACCTACATCAAAATGGCGGACGATTAGCCCGGCAAATAAAAGAGAAAGGTACAAAAAAATGGACACCAAAACCATCATCGTCACCCTCGCCTGCGCCGCGCTCGGCTCGTCCGCGCTGACGGCGGTAGTAAACGCCGTCGTCAGCGCGATACAGAAAAAGCGCGGCAAGGCCACAACGCAGGAGGCACATCTAGACGAGATCGACAAAAAGCTCGGGAAAATGCAGGAGCATCAGAATGAGCAGTATCTCGCAATTCTCCGCCTGACTATCATGTCGGAGGAAATGCCGATGGCAGAACGCCTGATCGCCGGAGAGAAGTATAAAAAGATGGGCGGGAACGGCGACGTGAAAAAATTCCTGCACCAGCTGGAGGCGCAATGCGGACACAGCAATGGAGTTTAGCAAGAAGTGGCTGATCTGCAGCGCGCTCATCAGCCTCGCACTCATTATCGCCTGCGCGGCAGGCGCAGACCTGACGGAGATCGCGCTTGCGGTGCTGGCTGAAACGACGGCTTCCAGCGGCTTTTACCTCTGGAAAGCCAAAAATGAGAACCGCGCGAAGTACGCGCAGAAGTACATGGATAAATGGGCCGAGAAATACGGCCCGGAAGCGGCAGCACGCATCGCAGAGATCGTGCTGAAGGACTGAAAGGAGCATACATATGGACTACACACAGATCATCTCGGCAGTGATCGCGCTCATCAGCGCGCTCGTTTCGGCATTTTTGATCCCGTGGCTCAAAACCAAGATCGACGCGGACAAGCTGCAAACGCTCCGCACTTACGTTGAGATCGGCGTAAAGGCGGCGGAACAGCTGTACACCGCGACGGACGGCGCGGCGAAAAAGGCGTATGTTGTGAACTTCCTCGCCGAGAAGGGCATTCAATTTGATGTGGAAACGATCGATAAGCTGATCGAGGCCGCCGTGCT